CGACCAAGGGCATAAAGTCTGCCATTCAGTCTGGCAAGGAAATCAGCTCCGCTGTTGAATCCATCCAGAACTTTGGGGTTGCGGAGCTAAAGGCTCGCAAAGCCTACAAGGTACGCCAGAGGACAGAGTTTGGTGACATTACGATAATGACCGCCATGACCGAGTGGCGTAGGCTCTACCGGCTAAAACAGATGGAAGATGAGGTCAAGGAAGTCCTCTGCCAGCAGTTTGGCGAGGACGAGGGCCGTATCCAGTTTGGCAAGGTCTTGGACATCAAGGAAAAGATGCAGTCAGATTTTCGGGCCAATAAGGACGAGCTGGGCCGGGATCTAAAGCTTTGGAGACAAACACAAATCTATGCGGTGCTGGGCGCGTTCTTGCTGGTGAGCATTTATTACATTTATAAGGGGCACTTATGATTCCAATAGCAGCTCTACTAAGCATCGGGGAGAAGGTCTTAGATAAGGTTCTACCCGACCCAGAGGCCAAAGCAAAAGCACAGGCTACGCTCATGGAGATGGCTCAAAAAGGTCAACTTGCGGAGCTGGAAGCTCATGTAAAAGAGATGGACTCTGCCCGAAAGCGTGAAATTGAGATTGCGACTAGCCAGTTTGCGCCGGTAATCAATAAGATTGTCACGCCCATCTTAGCCTTGGGAACCGTGTCTCTGACCTTTATTTTGTTCCTAGTTATTATTTTTGTAGAGGTCAATACCCAATCTAAAGATATTTTGATATACGTTCTAGGGGCGCTGACCTCGGCTATGACGATGGTCTTGGGCTACTACTTTGGGTCAAGTCAGGGTTCTAAAGAGAAGTCCCAGCAGCTTGACGATATTATGGACAAGAAGAAATGAACTCCAACCTTGAAAAACTTGGGTTTTGGATAACGATTATTGCAACCATTTCCCTGTCCATGATCCTCTTGGGTATGACGGTATCGGTCTGTATTGGCTTATTTGACGCTCATGTGGACAACAACAAAATTTTTGAGATGTTGATGCCAGCCTTTCAGACGATTGTCGGGGGGTTTATTGGGCTAATTACCGGAATCAAAATAGGAAGCAATCAACAAAAATGAACCTATCCGAACACTTTACCTATGACGAGCTGGTGCGGTCTGAGACCGCCGAGCGTAACGGCTGGCTCAACATCCCGTCCAACGCGGAAAAAGAGAACCTGATCCGTCTGGCGGAGCTATTGGAACAGGTCAAGGCTGCGGTCGGGGGGAAGCCGGTGATGATCAACTCAGGCTTTCGGGGCAAGCAGACCAATGACGCTGTAGGGTCTAAGGACACCTCCCAGCACCGTCTAGGCTGTGCGGCAGACCTACGGGTTCCCGGCATGAAGCCACGGGAGGTCGTAGAGGCTTGTATAGCCGCCTCTGTGCCCTTTGACCAGATCATCCTAGAGTTTGACTCTTGGACGCACATCAGCGTCCCAAACACCCCCGAAACGTCCCCACGCGGTCAGGCGTTAATCATTGACCGGCAGGGGACTCGGGGCTACAGTTAAGACGCTTTCTCTTTGCCCTTACGGGCCTTACGACCCCCTTTTTGGGGGTTCTTTTTTAGTACAGCGGGGCGCACGTTACGTCGATCACAACGTCCCTAGTCACCCCTCCCACGGCCCTGCGACCGTAGATCACTACAGCCCTAGTCCTAGCCGCCTGACAGTCCTGAATGGCGTTGGCGGTCTCTAAGCGGGTCATGGCGTGAACCTCTTTATCCACAATGAGCTTTTGAGCTGGTGGGGGAACGCTATAACCCCCGGGGCTTGTGGTGGCGCACCCGGTCAGGGCTAAAACTATCAGTAGTCTTTTCATCTTTTTTATCCTTTTGTGAGTAAACAAAACAAACCATTCCAATGATTGCGAGCATCCACAAAATAAAGAACCAAATGTCAGCGGCAACTAAATGAGAAATAAAAGTCATGGCTCACCTACCTCCTTGATGTTGACTATTACCTGAACTGGTTTGGCCTTGTAGTACCAGTACAAGTTCCTAGCCAGCCATTCATTAGCCGCCCGTTGAGTTCTAAATGTCAAGTTCTTAAAGGCTTCTTGTGGCATCGCACCATGTTCTATCTGAACGTAGCGGCCCCTTGAGTCTTTCAGAGCCCAGCACTTAACTCGGTTCGGCATTTTTGCCAATCGAGGTCAGGGCTTGCGATAACTGCCAGCGCATATCCAGAATGATCTGCGTGATCCTTTCGTTATCGGCAAACGCCGGGGTTCTGGTCAGACGCTTTAGCTCCGACAGGTTCAAATCTATCTTGATGATGATTGCTGAAATATCTTCCATAAGTCCTCCTAGAAAGGAATATCGTCATCTAAATCTTCAATCTTTTCCTCGCGCACCTTGTCTCGCGGGGCTCCAGCGAACTCCAGCTCATTTAACCTTGCCCGCAGGGACGTTCCGGTAGTCCCGTCCTTGCGCTTGTATTCCTCCAAGTGTGGCTCGGATAGGGTCACAAAGAGGCTCTGGCCCTTGACTAGGTGAGATTGGAGCTTCTCTACGCGGTCACCCCACATGGTCGCGGAGATCCATTGCGTAGGGCGTTTGCCGTCTGCGCCTTTCTTACCGTAGTCCATAGCCAGCGATAGATCCATGACGGGCTTTCCGTCTGCGGTGTAACGAACTGCTGGCTCCTTGCCAATTCTTGCTAATCCAATCAATAACATTTTTAGTCCTTATCAAAGTAAACAGCTTTGTTGTTGTAGAAATCAAACAGGGCTTCGCACTCAGCCAAAAACTGCTCGGCTGCGTCCTCAACTACTTTGATCTCCTCCGGGGTGGGTTTAAACTTCTTGATGAACAGGTCTTTGCCCTCACCCATGCGCGGATCGTAGGAAACAAACCAGACCGGCTTACCCGTGACCGCCGCCTGTAGGGTCATCTGCGGTTTGTATTCCGCAGGGACTTCCTGATTTGCGATGTACTTCATGTGGGTCTTGGTCTTGGGGCACTTGACTTCTATGAGCGACCCGTCAGATACAAACCCGTCAGGTGAGCATCCCAAGAACTCAATACGCGGGTGGTCGATGAACGGGGTGTCGGTCACGATCAAACCGGTCACGGACTCAAACCGTTCCTTGGCTGCGGCCTCTTGCTCTACCCCCCATTGCATATCAGATGTCGTGTACTTGTCCGCAAAGGTGTTGGTGATCCTCTCGGCTACAACCTCATAGCGTAGGTTCTCGCGCTCGCTGGATTCCTTGCCAGACTTCAAGAAGTTCATAGCCGCGCTCATACGCGAGGCGGTGAGCTTACCTAGTCGGGCGTTCCACCAGTTGCCGTCTAATTGATGTGGGTTGGCTTCACGCATCTTTGGCCGCCTTTAGCTGTGTGCCCTTGACGGATGCCTCATCCCTGACCAGCTCGCGCTCATCTGGGGTTAAAGTTTTCCAGAACACCGACAGAATCTCAGGGCTCGATGCCTCATTGATTATCTTGAGCAGTTCCTCTTTACTCTTGCTCTCACGTTTTTTAGGCGTGGCTTGCTGATGGATAGCGTTCTGAACTTCATTAGCGGAACCAAACTCAGTACCGCCCCAACCAGCCGCAGCTAGACACCGACCGATGGCGCTGGTCTCAGCGTTTTCTAATGCGGATGTTGAGTTGATCTGGCTAGAGGCTCTGAACTCCTCTGCGTGGCCCGTAGCGATGCACTTGCCCAAATCTGTGTAGATCCGAGCTTGCATGATCACCACGGTATCGTCTGCCTTAATTATTTCGGTAGACAGCTCCCAATCCGGGTGAGCCTCGCGGAACTTCTGAACCCGCAGGGCCACGGTCATGTACTCTTTACCTTTAATATTTACTATGCCTGTATTCAAGTTATTCTCCTTAAATAAACATTCCCATTATTGCTACGAGTGCAAACAACGCACCAGCTATTAAATCACCAAATTCTTCTTTAGTCATTTCTTCCCCATATAGACGTAGCGAGCGTAACGCTCCTTGCCTTTCACGCACATCACCGTGTTGATCGCCATGCCTTTGGAGCGCAGATTAAAAATAATGTCTGCAAGGCGTGTGGCGCGATACAACTGAATTGCTTGCCACGATGTAATGTGTCCACGGGTTTTCAAATGCTTAACGACCTGATCTACTTTGCTCATCGTACTTTCTCCTTGTGGTTTCAAACTCATTTGCCAGCTCGATTAAGCGGGCTCTCGACTTCTCAAACGACTCCGGGTCACGCATAAAACTTAAGTCACGAACTGCTTGGGCTACACCTAGACATTTATAAGCAATCAGGTCTAGGTGCTGGATGGTTATCTTTTCTTCTTGCTCTTGTTGCTCCAACTGCTGTTGGTGGTGTTCTGCATCAGTCATTTTTTTTCTCACATTCTGCGTGGGCGTTGATAAAGTTTTCTAGGCAGTCATGGTCAGACGTAAAGATACGACCGGCGCAGTTAGCGCACTTGTAATGTCTGCCGTGTGTATTGGTAATTGTTAGGACATGGTCAACAGGATCATCCCGATATATCGACCAAGTTTGTGATGTTGTCATTTATTCTCTCCGGAAGTAAGGCTTGATTATGCAGCCCGTAATTTGTTTTGGCTGGCATAACGTAACTCATAACCGAAGTGCCATGTATCGCCGTCTATGTCGTGAATTACAAAACCGTTGTACGAAGTGTCGCTATACAAAATAACCGCTACTACTTGGTCGCTTCTTTTTTCGACATACCCAGAAGCCGGGGCGCTTTCCTCAAGACGGTAACCGCTTGGAACCCAACCGGGGCGAGTGACTTTAATCCACTCAATCGAAGCATTGATGCGGCCTTTATACTTGCCGCGCTTTTTTAATGGCAGAGAGTCAACGACTACATCGCCAAACTTTTTTCGAGCATACTGTTCGCCAAACTCGCCACCGACCCAAGCGGTTCTGCGCTCAAATACTGCGTGTTGTTGAAATTTGCCCATTTATTCTCTCCGGTAAAGGGCCGAAGCCCCGTTAGTTAGATTTGCTCAACAGACTGAATTGTCCAGTTAAGAGCGCAAGCTCTGAGTCGAGCATCGTCAAGAGACTTGTGAATCTCAACATTGATAAAACCTTTGTTGAGAACTTTAGAGAAAGAGTAGAAAGTAACTTGAAACATGGTGAAGCTCCTTTAGAAGTCCGGTCTGAGCGTTGACCGTGATATGAATAGTAAACTGTTTATTACCCATGTCAACACCTTTTTCAATTATTTTTATATTTCCCTACAAAGTGTGGGGTTAATCTAACTTGGACATTCTTGGAAACCGTTACAATTCATGCGTCGGAAGTGACACCCCGGCGTTTGGCACGAACGTAGTACCCAGAACCCTTTAGTGGGGGCTTGTAGTCATCGTTTGGTTCGTGCCCGATGCTG